ATAACCACAGTTATTCAAACTTGCCGAACCTACACTCCACATATGTGGCGTTCCCATTACCCATAAGCCACGGCCGGGAGGCAGGAATTTGAAATCCCACATACGTTGGAACATCTCTTGCGCTGACTTTTGGGCTTTAGTCCGCGTCCATGGCAATGCCATGCCGCCGAAAGCAATACCATTCTTATTCTTCTCTTTACTGCACCACACACGTTGTATTTCGTAACAGCCTTCTACTACACGTTGTAGCATATCGACAAATGTTTCCTTCGTCCCATCCTCTTTAAGCCGCGAGTATGTGCGATAGAAAACGAATTCACCAAGCCCATTATATCCAAAATTAGGTTTCCTGCCGGCGAATTTAGCTATAAATGCCGGATCTAGTTTAAAAGGTGAATTGTCCTTTACTGTCTTATGTCCATTTTTGGACACAGGATTTTTATATGTTTTTGCTGTCGGTTTGGCAAGTGTTGTCGGCGTCACAGTGTTATTCTCCAGTCATTACTCAATATTGCTTTTGCTTTTGATCGGAAGTCGCCATCTTTCATAAGATTGACAGCCAAACAGTACAATTCTGATTCTGTTGGTAGTAAGCTACGCTCATCTGGTGCTACTATAGCAAGTTTCGATAAAGCTTCTGTGCATGCAGCAGATAATGCTAAATATTGTGAAGTAATATCGCCGGTTTTATACCATATAACGATATTACGCATCTTATCAAATGATTCACGATTAAGAAGAGTAGCGGTCTTTGACCTGCTATGGCATTTTGTAGTAATAAATTCATGTACTTTTTGAAATCGTACTATTTTACTACAAGCGCTAGAGGAATGCTTTCGCATACGGCTATAACACACATCCATCATATTATCTTGAAAGAATACCGACATACCTTTATGTAATAACTTCTTTTCTTTAACATAACCAACCGTAAAATTAATGAACGCCTTTGCTGTAGCTCTATCTAAACCCCATTCATCTAATTTGCACGCTAATTTTGTAACATAGCGCCATTGGTATGTTTTCTGCGGGTTTGTATTTTTTGGAAATGTAAGTTTTATACCATGTTGCGCAAACGCTTCCTGGCACCATTTCCAAGCACACAATGCGGTAGTCGGAGTCTCTAGTATTTGAGTCATTTTGCTTTCCTCACAATACACTCTAATACAAGAAGACACTCATGGCAAAAGCGGAAAAAACCAATACTAAGAAGCCCCAGGAAACTACGTTGGACGCAGTGCCACAAAAAGATGCACGGGTAGAGTTTGAACAGCGATTTGACTTTTTTATGACTAAATTCCGCACAGCCTGCGAAGAAGCAAAAGTGCCAGTTGCAATCGCTATAGTCCTAGACATAGAAAATCCAACGACGCCATTTATATATGCTCACGGTCATATATACGATCAAGCATCACTTCTAGCACAGGTTCTACGCGAATTAAAGCATAAAATGAGCGAAGAATTATCTGCTTAATTAGCTGAATCGACGAATAAATTCGCTATTCTTGCACGTAGCGAATCATACGGCAATACATCATAACATTCCAGAAGTAATTTTCCTATCGGGTTGTGCTTATCAATTTCAAGCCTATGCACAAATAAATCAAGAGAAGGCGGGCATTTCAAACTAATAAACGATTGCCCCCATGTTTTATCTATTTGATTTATGACTGGTGGTGCTAAAAAATCTGCTTCATCGCCATATGTACCACGGATTGCTCCCTCGACAGAAGCTAATACTTTACTTTTAGTAGTACAAAGATACGCCTTGGTCGGATCTTGATCAAAAACGATTAGCCATAACGGTATAACTTTATCGTCTAAAATCTGTTCACGTGAGTCAGTTGGTATTAATTCCACCGGTTGTTCGTCTTTCAATATCATTATTGTCTAGTGTGACCCAATAAATTTCGATGGTGTCGGAATCTTCTAAAGCTTCAAATTTATGCCATACTCCTGGTGGTACATCTGTGCACATCCCACCCGTCAGCACAATTTCGTCTGCAATTTCACCGCTAAAGATGGTGACTTTCATCTTCCCTCGAAGAACAAAAAATCGAGAGAATTTACACGCATGACAATGTTCTGAACAATAGCCTCGTGCAAACGATACAAGCCTATTAATATCTATACCATTAAAGCAGAATATGCTCTGCGTCGTTCCCCATACTTTTCCCTGGACCGGGCCGATTGGTATGCTCATGGTAAGTTAGATACGCGACTTCTCATAGAAGAATTTTACGCTTCTCTCTCCTTCTACGATTATTTCATTTATCCCGACTCCAGTCGTATCATTCGGATCGGCAAGTGCGTTCGTCTGCAAAATGTTATTTGCAGGGCTAAACAAATCAACGTAAGACACTCCATCAACATTTGATACTGTATCAATAACATCCGATATGTGCAATGGTTGCCCGAGCTCTCTATTATTTACATTAAAAAACGAATCTAAAGCGGCGTTTACATTAGTTCGAACAACCGATGCATCAGCGTTACGATTAACTACAACAGTCATATTAACAGCAATTGATTTGATTGCACCATCTAAAACATCAACGGTATCAGTTAATACATTATATTGGCTAACGTACGTCTTAACACCTTGCTTTAAACCTAAACTTGGAGTCACCAATCCATCCGACCCATAAGCTAGTATGTATAATTCGACCAAATTGGCATTCAAATCAGTCCGAATCGTTGCAACAGCTTTTGCAACAGATCCATATACTGGACTAGTAAAGCTGCTAACTACTTGGGCATAATCAGAACTTGTTGTAATGCTTGCTGGCCTATCTGAGGCAAAAGCTCTTACCGCAAAATCTCGTGGTGCTCTCTTCTTAGCTTGTGCTAGAGTCTCTCTGTCTGTACCACCAGAGCTAGATTCTAGATTTCTAAATGTAACCTGCACTGGCGCAGTTGTGCTTTGTGTAGTCGGTGATATCGATCGCGATTCATTGATTGCATAGCCGCCAATTCGTCCTCTAACACCGCCGCCAACACGATAGCTAACTACAATCTCTTGACCGGCCAGTGGTGCTTTACCATTTATGTCATCACCAAACAATAAGTCGACTCTATCAGAATAAAAAGTAACATTTACGACTTCTGCGTCTGCTGTATAAGTTTCTAACGGATCGGTTGTAACCAACCATGATGATGGTGTATCTCCAGTATAAACATCAACAGCAATTGGTTCTTGTAAAATATTTTCAGCTGTAATAGTATATTGTTGATTCGCTCCGCCAGGGCTATATAAAGTTACTGGACTAGAAGATTTACCCTCAATCCCATATCCTATCACACCACGTTTACCAGCTGGGATAGTAATACTACTGGTAAAATCACCAGGCGCACGAAATAATTCATAATATAATGGTTTTCCATCTGGTCCGGTAATATTAAATCTTGTGCCTGCTGCGATATCGATACTTATTGTTAAGGCCGACTGTACAGATACTTCTATATCAACTACAGCTGGTGTTTGCGATTTTACTGTTTGATTGATAAGTGCCAAATGCTCTATAAGAGCAGTCTCAGTTTGGCACGTCGGTAGAAAAGATTCATTAGATAATAGATCGGCTCTAAGACTCAATTTAGCTACATTATTAGCCTGAGTCTCTATCAACATCATTATGCCGCTATGTGCAACCCAATCATTGAAATCATCCGGATAATAAGTTCGAATATATTCGATAATCGCACGCCTCGATGTATCAAAATCAAGCGCACTGAAATCGATACGACGTAGCTTAGCTGGAGGCAGCATGACATCGAATTCATCCGGCGACAGCGGCAGTTTGAATGCTGTATTTTCTAATTCTTCACTCATGTCACAGCTCCTGGCGCTGGTAATGATGTGCTCAATAAAAACTCCTCAGTCGGATCGTAACTCATATTTCCTGTTACAGTAACATTGAGCTGTAAATCTGCTGGGACTGTTTGTAGTTGAACATCGACATTAATCAGTCTTGGTTCGTTAGTACTCAGTGCTGAAAGTATATTAGATCGCAAATCAGATATAACTCTATCTGTCATAGGTTCAAACACCGTTGAGCGTAAAGTAGTCCCAAATGTAGGTCTTTGTACACGCTCGCCGGGTAAAGTCAGTAATAGCTGTAGCACATCATTCTTGACAAGACGTAAATCAGATTGACGTGGTAGTATCCCGCAATACCGATTCAAATTGTTATTTGATGCTGTATTAATAGAGCTATCAACAGCGCTGAGGAAAGGCGGATTAAAGCCGAAATATGTTGCTTTGCTCACGCTGCACCTCTCACCTTCATGACTTTATACCATTTATCGTTGGTACTTGTCATAATCGTACGTCTCAGATGGCAGTTGGTACATCTAATATCGCACTTCGCAATTTCCGACTCTATCCTATGCCACGATGTATGGCACTCCATACCAATATTAAATATTTTATTGCCGCGAACGTGATCAAATTCCAATATGACAGGATCTGATTCACCACAATCAACACATTGGTGTGATAGTAAATATTGATAAATAAATCTTCGATTCCTCGCTAGACGTTCCGGTGGCTCTGTCCAGATTTTACCACCTAATCGCGTCTTCCTCATATGGCAATTACCACATACAACAACACATTTCTCTATTTCAGCTTTTATAGCATCAAGCGATTGCTCTCTAATCTCGGAACCAAGACCAAAAAGCTTATCTCGTAAATGATGAAATTGCAGAACCAATGGATCAGATTCGCCGCATTCTATGCACTGATGGGAAGCTAGATAATCATATAAGAATGCTGCTTTTTCTAATCTTCGCTCGTTTCTTCTAGAAGTAAGCCTTTGACGGTAAGCGGGCCGTCTTAAAGATCTTCTGATAATCTCGCCCCTACAGAATTTGCAAGTTCCTCGGAGTCTCTTTTGGCCATTTTCATAGCGATACGCAAACTCGTTTTCTGACGAGCCACACACACTACATCTTTTGACCGTTCCTTCCATTATCTCACCATCTGCGCTACAGCTAAAATCTTGTTTTCTATGTCAGTAGCGGCGTTAGATTGCTCATTCGCCATCGCAACAAGTACATCTGCTTGGAACACAAACTCAGCTAATTTAATTTGCAACGAATCAAGTACCGACTGTAGAGATGGATCTGATTGCACTAATTGTATTAATGCGGCGATAGCCTTTTTCGTTTCATTTTGATTCTTTTGGTTTTCAGCAATATCCGTCTCAGTATCAATTCGAGCTTGCCTCACAACACTTAACTGCGTATTGAGAGTAGAAAATTGAATATCTGCAGAAGCATAAATTGCTGCGATATCTGCTTCAGAGATTCCAAGAGAAGATAGGTCTAATATATTAGTGTCATGCCGGACCTCTAATGCATCTGAAACCAACATAGGTTGTAATGTTGATTCGCTAGAAGTATTAAATTCCAGTATTTGGCCAACTTCAAACTGTTTTTTAGCAGACCCTATAGAAGATGCACTAGAAAGAGTATTTGTATAAACTCGTTGCCCGTCTGGATCAGTTGTAACTATTGCTGATCGTTGTCGCCGTTCTATAGCCGCTGGTAATTGTACTTCTGTCAAAATAGCATTCGGAGGGATTGTCATACTGATGGTGTATGTCACATTCCCTTCGTCCGACGCTGTTTGCGGGATTACTGACAAATACAATGCTGTCGGGTAATTGATAATCACACTATATCTTTGTTGCGCTCTAAATCCTTGTTGTACCTAGTGCCACGATTTGTTGGTCGTAATTGTGGTGTAGTTGAAACAGCAGGAATATCTGGCGGCTGAATAGGAATATATGACTGATATCCTTTCCACCGCAATACTTTGTTGATCTTAATAAAGTCAGAATCTATTTCAAGTAGGCCGCTACCACCCATTAGTGTTATTTTATTATTACTACGCATTGAAATATTGCGTTTAGCATAAACTTTCGCATCTTGCTGCGCAATTACCTCAACATCGCCGCCGCAGACTATCTGAATCTTTCCAGATTCAGCATTTTTTATGACTATTTCTTTTTTTGTTTCGTCAAACCACCAACAAATCTTGATTGCGTGTGGTTGTTGTTTAGCTCGACATACAGTTAATCCGCTTTTACCAGAAAACCATAAACCACGGTCGTCAATATCAACCAACTCAGTCCAAGGATCTTCTTCAAGGCTGCCGTCTCTACATTCTAAGCCTTGCTGAATACCGACTCTAGCCCTAGGATTAACTATGTTACCCCATGGCACCGGGCCATGGCCACCGGCAGTCTTCAGTCTAATATATTCATTATGAAGGTCAAGTTTTAGGTGATGCGAATTAAATTCAGTATCTTCAGCAACTAATGGATCTTCGAGAAATTCGTTAGCCTTGATGCCCTGCCACGGCATTGGATATGAGCGTTTAGCTCCAATCATAAAATATTGGAGCTTATCGTTGATTTGTGCTGTTGTTCCTAGCGGGCTTCCCCATGTACTTTGATTAACCTGATCCTTCTCATTGAACTCCCAAAAGAAGCCCTTTGGATCACCTGAAACTTCAGTTCCTTGAGCACCGGGTGTTCGACGACCTTTTAACAGTACCCCATATCCACGAGGATTTTCCTCGGTATCTGCTTTCGTCTTAGAAGATCCTCGATCGTCTAAAACAAACTTAAATCCATATCGAGTAACTGCACGCATCCACCGTGCATCGCCTTTCCAATATTGGTCCTCTTGTTCAGTCTTAGTCCCAACCTCATCTATCAGTTTCCGTTTAACAAAAGTGTCATCAACAGGATCGAATCCTATATCTGACATTTGAAATAACATACCACCTTTAGTACGGTGCTTTATCCATCGTTCATCGCTTGTACTGTTAGATATTACACGCGGCGCTCCGTATTCACCATCACGAGTCTTGTTCCATCCGACGTCACGCATCTCCATTTTATGGCCATATCTAGTCAATGACATCAATCTACGCTGATCTGCACCATTAGCAGCATTTTCATTAATAAGCTTTTGTAGATATTTCCAGCGTGCTATTTCCCATGCACTGTCTTTGTCGGCATCACCATAGAATTCACCAGTTGTCGATTGTGTTGTGGTGTTTTTGCCTGTAGTCCCATCGGTGGTAGTTATATCAGACGTTTGCCAATGATACCCCTGGTCTCCCATCAATAATAAATGACCATACTTACTAAGCCTGATCATGAATTTACCATCCGGTTTATTCATTTCTGGCGGTAAAGACGTCTGCTTATAAGGCGTAGCTTCACCGTTAGCATTAATAGTTATTTGTGACTGTAAAGGATCGCTATCAGCACCTGGAGGTTTAGCTTTATGTTCTACTGGGAAAAATCCAATAGAGCTGATAATATCCATACTACCATATCGATCTACCAGACCACTACTCATTGGTCTAGAATCTTTTGGTAAATAGTCTTTATTATAGTCGTCCGGTGCCGACTTCTTTTTATTGCCTTCCTGATCTACTGGCAGCGGCGTTATACCATAAATCGCAGAATATGGATAAAATGCCCTTCTAGTCGGAGTACAAAAACCAGTCCATATAGGACCATATGGGTGTTGTTTTTCTAACGTTATCCATACCCAGTCGCCAATACACGGCGATACCCACGAGCCAGCGTTTTTGCCACCGAGCGCGAATTGTGAAACAGCCCACGGACACTCTTCTGGCTTAAGATCCCAGTCGTGCATCTCTGGGCATTTAAACCTAATCCTATGCATATTTAATGGATCGTTTGTCTCAACCACTAACGCCCGATAAGTTCCTGGAAACCGCTGATCTAGTGGCCGCTCACGAGCATTCAAGAATCGATCTAAACCTATTGTAGAGTTATCACTCATAGTAACTCGCTTGTTATCGTCGAGGAACTGGGTACTTTGATGGTATCGCCAGCTCTTGGCCAATTTAACGCTTCTGTAGCATTATTTACAGTTATCAACACCCAATCAAGAGATGAGTCACCATATAACTCATATGCGAGAAGGTCTGGTCTGCCTTCATAGCGTGCACCAACTACAACTAAAACAAGATTATCATAAATCGTAGAAGTGATAGGGCTATTCCATCTACCGTACGTCTCATTCCCATCATATAAGACAGGACTGGTTTGGACAAATCTCGAATACGCTTGTGCTTCCATTTTATTGCCAATCAGGTTTTACTTTATCTTCTAAACCAACAGCTTCCATTTTCGCGTCTTTACCAGTTAGTTTTTTAGTTAGCTCTCCCTGCTTAGTCACCAAAGCAATTTTTGCGTCTCCAAAATCGTCCCCTCCTTTAGTCCACAATTGCATCGCGGCTTTTATATTGGTAATTACAGGGTGTGCGTTTCTCGTTTCACCAGGCGGGATATATAATGCTTTTCCATGTGTGATATCGATATTCGTTAATCGGCATGTCATTTCATCTTTACCACCGAGTCTCCAAATCCGAAATTTCACAATAAAATTAGTAGCAAGGTCCTCTCTAGTCGACCAATAACTACGCATATGAAGGATTTGGTCTCTGACATTCTTAACACTCCATCCGTCAGCACCTATAACATAAGACCACTCTAAAGTCCATTTTCTTGCACCGGAAGTCTTCCAAGTAGCAATAGGCTGGTTTCCAGGAACTTCTGTTTCAAACCAACTACCCGTTCTACTATCGTTAAGAATTTTTGGTGGGAATTGGAATTTTATATCGATTTTCTTTCCTTCTTCTGTACCCATAGTAAACACAACATCAGAAGCTAAATCTCTATCAATACCTAATAAGTTGTCTGCCATGTTACGTCCAATTGTTCAATCTAGTACTAAGTTTCGATGGCGACTCACCAAGCTTTGGAAGGTATGTTTGGAGTAGCGTTTTAATGATACCAACATCACCTAAGTTATTTATACCCATCTTTTCTACTGCTTCAGCAATTGTATTCATTACTTCTATTTGCTTTTGCTGCATCTCTTCTTGTTTCCAACGATTAGACGCACTACCACTCGTCTCTGTTTTAACTTGTATGGTAGAGATCGTCTCGGCCATCACTTTCTTTTTATCAGTTTCACTCGTATCTGTTGTAACGCCTAGTTTACTAGCTATTGTCTCCAATGTTAAAAATGACGCTTGTAACGCATCGATCTGGCTCCTAATTTTACCCTGACCTGATTCAACAGCACTCGCTATCGCATCTGTAACATTGGTAATAGTTGGAATGACATACAAAAGATCAAGGAATGCATTGGTTAAATTAACATATAGTTGCCATATTACAAAGCTCACACCAAAAAGACCCAATGATAAACTAACAATAACACGATCGACAGCAGCTTTTAATGCGTCAAATATTTCAACTAACGAATTAGCAAATGATATTACTGATGAACCAACTCCAGACAAATTATCAACACTGAAGTTCGATATCATTTCTAACGTCCTACCAAGCGTAGATAACGCCTGCGCAGTAACCAATATTCGATATGGGTCTAACCAGTCTATAGCAACAGCCAATCCTCGCATACCCGTCGAGAATTTAAGTCCAGTGCCCATCGAGCCGATAAATGACGCTATGCCAGGAGCTAATGATTCTAATGAAACATCAAAACGCTGCAATCTACCGTCGCTCAATTTATCGATAGCATTAATAGCACTATCACTTATTAGAAGCATCGCAATACTTAGAGCACCCATACCGACTCCGAGCGCAGCAGCAGCTGCAGACATCGCAAGACCACCAATGCCTATTGTGGTTGCTGCTGCAATCAATTCAACACCAAATATGGCAAGCTCCACTCCAAGAACCACCAAATCAGCACCACTTGTGCCTTCTAGTAATTGGACGATGCTGTTTACTACATTATCAAAAGCCCACGATAGCATTAAGACCGCAAATCCTAAAGCCACAGAAGCAGCGCCTAATGCTATCATGGCAGCCACACCGGCCCACCCAACCGTGCCAAGAAGAAGTGTTGCGGCCGTTATTGCTGCTAAACCAAAAGCTATCCTAAAATAAGCACTCCACTCAATTTTTGCCATGTTTGCTAATGCTAAAGACAACAAGAATATACCACCACCCACAGCGATAGCTGCTAGAGCAATAGCCATCAATTTAGTTGCATCTGTAATCCTCATAAATAACCACCACACACCCATACCAACACCTATAGCAAGCACTCCTGCAGCGAGTGCTACAAAACCAGCTGCAACACCGCTTAAAATAAGTCCGAGCCCACCAAGTACTTGATGTGTTCTTTCAAGCCATCCGACTACAGGTTCTGCTGTCTTCCCTACGTTTTTAAGAGCAGAAGCAGTTTGATCTGCTGCAGGTGTGAGACTCCCTGATATTAAATTCACAACCCAGCTGATAGCGTCTATCAACGGTTCTAGAACCCAGTTGAGCAACCAAATCATAGCGGGCTGTATAGCGATAAAGAAATTACTCCAAGCATCTTGGATTTTAGTCCACATCTTAGAAAAGCGATCGGATATTGACGAGGTAGCTTCATTATATAAAAACTCCATTCCCTTACCTGCTTTGACTGCTTCCAAATAAGCAGCATCTCGCATTCTCTTTGACTCTCTAGCTATTATCTCCTCCATTTGCGCAGAAGATTTACCTAATAAATTAAGCTGTTTTCCAGTACTGTCCTTAAATAGCTGTAGTTGGCGTAGAGCCATAAAAGCTTGCTCGTCCATACCAATCCTAGCAGCTCCTTGCCTAATCGCTATCTGCCGCCTTATTGGATCATTCATTTTCTCGTAACTAGAATTAAATTTAGCAACATAGGCGTCTAAATCGGCTTTAGCTCTTTCCGCTGGTGCCATTGTATTATAAGCTTCTGTTATAGCAGCACCCATACCTTGTATGCCAGCTAGCGTTTCAGGATTAGCCCAAAGGTTATTAAGGCCGGTAGATAATTGAGCTACTTGATCACTACTCATACCAATCTTATTGCCGATACCCACTAGATTCACTGTATATTGATTCAACTCCTTAGAGCCCTCAGGACCAAACATGTTCTTCATTACAGCAGCAGATTTAGCCTGGGTATTCAATATACTGTTCATCTGTTGAGCTGTCATTCCTAATTGACGCATCGTATTAGCGTATTTCATCAATATAGCGTCGGCGTCCTTAATACCCATACTCTTCATAGCTCGTTGCCAATCAGCTAAATCTTTCTGATTGACACCGAGAACTTTTGAAAAAACGACATTAGTATTAACCATAGCAGCAAGTTGTTCATCGGTATCTCGTATGGAAGCACCCAATATGTTCATCGCTTCCATGGCCGGTCTACGCATCAATTTATATCCGACAGTCAATTTATTAACTTGGCCTATTATCTCTTTTTGTTGTCCATACAAACGATAATTAGCTGTATTGAATTTATTTTCTTCTTCAACAAACCCAGTAAAACCACTCTTAATAGCTTGTATCCCGACCAGCATAGAAGCGAAATCTACAATAGTCGATCTAATACCACTGCTGATTTTAGTCCAAATTGCTGCGACTGCTCCACCAATACCGATATGCTCTTTCCCTTGTGCTGCTGCACCGGCCATAGCGTTTCTAGTACTAACCCAAGCTGCTGCAACTTGATCGCCTACCGCGATTTGGCCTTTCCCTTGTTTTAGAGATTGGCTGCTAACATCACTAACTGCTTTCCATGCTGATACTATGCTTTGAGTAGAACCTGCGTATACACTAGCTTGACTAACGATTTCAGAAGTAGCGACTTCAGATGCTCTTATCGCATTACCTATTTGTTCTTGTTGCTTAGCTTGTGCTTTTGATTCGTTTGACAATAATTTTTGTTCTTTTAAAAGCTGCGGCACCCATTTGCGTATTTTGTCGAAATTTAAAAATGATTTCAGACCAGTCTTGGCTGTCGTAGCTCCAACCTTATCGATCTCTTCATAATGTCTCTGTATAGCGGCCAAATCTGTTTCAAGTTTTGTTGTTGTATCTGATATAGCAGTGCTTGAAATTGTTATTGCTGATACTTTTTCTTGGATAGTTGATAAAGATTGTGTGAACGATCCAGCTAATGATACACTTATATTCTCTATATCCTTTTTTATGCTGGTGAAAGCAGCTGAAATATCGCCAAGACTAGCAATGGCTGGGCCAGCTTGGAGTTGGAAAGCAAGGTTCAAGGCATAACTAGTAATGTCATCTGCCATTATTTCTTTCAGCCTTTTTTAGCTCCTTTGCCAACTTCTGTCGCCTCTGCATCTTTATCTAGCCTATAACAATATAAATCAGTAACCCACGTACCCGGACGATAGATATGACTAAAACCATAAACAATCCAATTACCTGCAACAAAATATGGAGGGGCACCTTGCGTCGACGAGGTGAGAGTTACATATATCGTATCTGCACCCAGTCCCTCAGAACCAGACCAAATGTTATGCCCCATAACACGAAATCGCATACGAAGAAGAGTAGAGCTAGACGACAAATACGCACCGCGTGCTCTGCCGCCTATAAAATCTCGATAGTTTAAACCAAGATCACCAGCAGAAAATTCTGGTATCGACGAAATACCAGTCCATCCGACAACATCTGATAATGGATCACCGTCATTACTTGGCTTATCATATGACTTCCATAATCGTGTGGAAGTACCAATCTTACCTGTATTGTCGACTTGTGGTTTGTATTTGTTTGGCGTTTGCATGTCACCTACAAACACTACATCTTTTTTCTGTTTATAGGTAGATTGATCGAAGTACGCACCAGATATCGATGACATTCCGCTTGTAACCATTTGTTGATTCAACAATTGCAATGCATTGTCGCCAATAAATTCCCATTCAAGTATATCTCCAACCCTTTTATCTGGCGTGCCACCATAGCCACGCCATTCATAAGTTGCCCTTTGTTGTGACTGAACTTTTGCTTGCTCTTTAATGATTAGAGTGTCACCATCTGGGTATAACAACCAACGCGTCTGATTATCAGACAAACCTGTAGACCAATCCAACAAAGACAATATAAATGTCTTTGGATCCATCCTAAGCTGCCACCACCTATTAAATTTACTGTCTTTTGTATCACAATCGAAATCTAATTTACACCACCCTTTACCATATCGCTGCACAACCTGATTAATAATAGAAGATACATTACCTTGATAGCTCCACCCGCCAGCGTCACCAGCCGCTAGAAAATATGAGGGATAATCAACAGCCAGAAATTCTACGTTACATAGATTAGTAGTGCCAGATGGTGCCATTGTCACCAACATGTGATCTTGCGCTACAGTTTTTAAATCACTTGTGGTACCCCATCGAATTTGTGTTTCTAATCTAACAGGCCCTAATGCTTCATTGCGACTATAATGGAAATATTCATTACCAACAAAGTTTTTGTACATAGAGAAGCCAGGGTCCGCGAATTTTGCTCTGACTTGCTCGCCGCCGTTAAGCATTGCTGTAAATTCGTACTCAATGCAATTACCGCCAGAATCGGGCCAAACTTTGTCGTTCATTGTGGGTATATTCAGCTTAACGACAACTGATGGAGCTGTACTTACTTGCGCAATTCCACTAGACACCATTCGCTTACTACTAACCACATGAAACTCCTCTCTTACTATGTTTGAGAGTCAACGTATATACTATTTTAATAATATGATATACTTCACCTATCACACCAAAAATGGGAGATTTATATGCGATTGTTATTTATAAATTACGATCGTTCAAAACGACCTGCGTTATTCCTGCTATTGGATGACAATGGTAAACGGATAGCTCTATTAAAGCACGCAGCAATGGATAAATCTGAGATCCCACGTATTAGAGCGGCATTTCCATTGCTAGAAAGAATGTCGACACCAGAGAAGATGGCGTGGTTTCGAAAGCTACGTTCATGGAAAATGGCGTACAGACAATTTACAAAAACAAAGGTTACTATTCTCGCAGATTATCCACTGAAATAATTAAGAAAATTCCGTTGTAGTGCTATAAATTTGGTAGGAATACCATGATGGAATATGAAAAACTGAGAAGTATGTATAAAGTGCACCTGTGGTCTCTCGTCAGGCTGAGGGGGCTGGAAGATAAAGCCAAATCTGGCAAATTGTCGCCGGAGAGATTACAAGATTGCAAGCGTACAATAGCATCCCTGACCTCGAAGACCGATGCTGAGATTGAGTTCTTTACAAGTCTAGAGAGGACCAATGATCCGGCATGGAGAAAGATGTCCAGGGAATTGGATACCGCTCTAGAGGAATATTCCGATCCTGACTATAAGCCGTTGAGCATAATCCAGATGGGGAGTAAATTCATCAAAACACTCTCGCTGCTTATTATCGGCACGTGGATGGTCGACAGCTGGCGTAAAAAATAATATATGAAACTCGACCTCTGGAAACGCAGAGTCTGGCAAAAAACCAGAGATTATACTCTAGAGGAAACTTTCTATCTATGTGATTCTTTGCGGGAAGCGTTCGATCTTCCCCCTTTGTCTTTAGCTGCCATCTCTGCTGCTAAGATACTATACAACACCAAATGGGCACTATGTGGCGGTACAGCAGTCAGCAAGTTAGTCAGGCCCAGAACAACAAGCGACATTGATATTTTGGCTGCTGATCGAAGCACTGTAATATCAAGACTATTACAAACCAAGCAGTTCAATGCAGAAGGAAGCACACTAAAACATATTTCTGGTGGTGAAATAGATATACTTGATACAGAATCCAGATATTGGAATACGCCAAAACAAATTGTGCGGCAAGCTTTAGATACTGCCGTTGAGCAACAAGTTTTCGGACAACGTATGCCGATGGTTACTCCTGCAGGATTAGTTGCGACCAAATTAGGGAGAGCTATCACAAATTTAGTTGGATCTGATCAGGATCAAGTTGATATCATCAACGTGCTCAAAAAATATGGTTATCAAGATTTGTCTCGCTATGATTTAACCGCCAAGATGGTAGAAGAATATAAACGATTAATTGCTCGAGCAAAGAGCATTCAAGACCAGCCGTTAACTTAGCAGACATGGCTTGACGGCTTCGCCCATGCTTTTCAATTTGTTTTCGAGATAGAACTTTTGTTGTAGATTGTAGGGTTTGACGCTCTTCTCGAAAATTCTCTTTATCTCTGCCGCACTCGCTACCTTCACTAAATCATTCCAGTCATTGCTTAGTTTGCCATCTGGAAGTTTTACAATTGGTGGTAGAGCGTAGAAGATCTTGTAGCCGAGCGGTTGTAGCGCAGCAACGTTGTATGCTATACTGCCAATTCCAGCCTTATCATTGTCTGGTGCAAGTATAATTCCATCTCTTGGACCAAGCAATCGAATCTTTTTTGCTTGTATCTCAGTCAGTGAAGCTCCACCAGAAGCCAGACATTGGTCTTCTAGTGTCAAGCAATTGAATATAGATTCCACTATCACAACAAAGCTGGCTGGTTCTATTTGATCGAATCCATAAAAGAATTGACCTTTTGTTACTCCAACGCTCTCGGGCGGGAACCGAAACATTTTATTAAGACGAGATCTGCTTTGCCAATATACCATCTGGTCGAATTCAAAGTACGGCCAGACAACGTCCAGGCCACTATACATTATTCTATATTTATTAATCTTTTTATCATCGACGCCGCGACTAGCAAGCCAAGAAATTAAACCAGAAACCAGCTTGGATTGCGATTTACCAAACTCAGAAGTGCCCTCTGGAAGAGCGAGAGATGCGATTTCCTTTTCTTCTGGTAAAAGACGTGTTTTCTGCCATTTGAATAACGCACGGGCACCAGAAGATGTCCCCAAAACGTCTTGGATGGCATCTGAAAACGAGCACCTACCACGCTGCTGCGTTAAATATAGTTGAACGAACCTAATAAATGTTCGATATTGTAGTTTGCCAGTATTAGGGTTAAAACCGACCCATGACAAATCTCCACGCCAATCGTGCGTGCACCCTCTAGTTGTGCTCACATTAAAATGGTAACCAGTATCACCATCAAAAGGATTACATATTCTAAGTTCTTCACCACCTTTTCTAGGCTTGCAATCCGGAAAGTACTTATAAACCCAAGCAGCGATTTTGTCAGGCGGTATTGTGAGCATCTTTATGTGGGCATATTCCGTTATTCAGTGATTTACCACAATTGCAATTGAAACATAATACTTGAAAACCAGGTGGAAAATTATTTTTCTTAAGCCAGCAATATATCCTTTGACCACTGCTTGATTTTGATTTATCATTTTTTAGAGAACGACGATGTTCTGCGCCATCATTATTGATATGATCAATTGTCAAGAACTTGAATATCGTCTCGCCGCAACACGCACACTTTGGACCACCGTAAGCATTAAATACCGCTAATTTCCTAGCAAACTCACGTTGCTTACATCTAGTATTGTGGTCTGCTGCGCATTTTGCGCACCATCTGCGGCTAGGTAATGATTTTTCGATACAACAGCGAACACACATACCGACCGCAATCAAGCTAGCTTTGCGCTGTTTCTCGGCAGCTCGATGCTTTTTATTACATTCATAGCATCTAATAGTTCCATATAATATTAGATCGCCGCAATTCATACAAGAATCGGATTTCTTTAATCTAGCACGGCGTTCGCGACCAGAACTATTTTTTGATTCGGCGCATTTTGGACACAACCGCTTGCCTTCTGATGGCGTGCTGCAGTATTTACATAGCCCCTTTGATGATCTTAATTTTCTGGCTTCGTAATTAGTAGCGTTATGCTTCGTTGCGCATTCTTCACATTCCTTTAAACCAGGTCTTGCCTCTTTTCTACGACAGCACTTACAAAGCATTTCGTCTCCTTGCGATACTCCGCTTAATAGATGGAGTGGCGATGTTATATCTACTAAATACACCTAACGATTTTATGTAATTCTAAATGTTGTCGCAATATGCGAATAAGTTCCGGTACTGCCATCCCAAACATAGCCAATCATATAATACGTTCCTGGTGGAACCCCGGTTGTATTCCAATTCCATGTAGTCCAGCCATTTAAGCCGTAGATCTCACCAACCGAAATCCAATGCTGAGTACCAGACCAATCAGATGATGTTATATAACCTAAATTAATAGTGTAACCTGTCTGTATCCCTGTCGCCCACCAAGTTACAGGAACAATAGATCCCGCAGCATAAGAACCAGATGCTGGTGCTGTTAAAGTAAAGGTAACTGCTGGCAAAGGAATCGGGTACCATTTAGCTGAATGCCAAATACCTTTTACGCCTCCAGACGGGGCTACGCCCTGATATCCACACCAAGCTGCCACAAATTTTCCGCTACCATCATTGCGTGTAACTGCTGGATATGTCTGAGAACCGACAGCACGACCATCTGGATAGTCTGGGTTGTTTATATAGAGATCGCCTGTTTGAGCGACTCCGTTAACAGTAAATAACCGTCCGAAAATCCCATAATCAAGGGTAATTGGATCATCGTGCATTTCACCATAACCAGAAGTACTATAACCATACATATCCCATACAACGGTAAAATTGCCGTCACTATCACACGCAACATCTGGGTGTCCTCTATCCATTAATGACGATATGTCATTAACCTGGAATTGGCCGCCATATGGAGTACAATCCGCCCAATACAGTTGGCAGTAAATGTTCCTAACAGATGAGCTAACTTGGATTGCGTGCCATACGACGGCGAATCGTCCGCTCGCGGAAGCCATTGATATTTTAGGCCGCGTGCTAGAAGCACTAGCACTACTAGTAATACCACCAGTAGTGCTAACTGAAAATTCATTGGTTAATGCATTACCAGAAGCATCAAATCTACGCCCGCGTGGCGAATAAAAGTAGTTTACATAATAACCGGGTGCGTTATAATAATCCCAAACCACAACAAAAGTACCATCGTCGGCTACAGCAACATCTGTATTATATGCCTGATTTGTCGTATTTTGATTGATTTGGAAACTAGCAGTACCAGTTTTTACGCCTGCTGCAGTATATCTCTGACCACAAATGGTGTGTGTTGGTGATGTCGATTTACGCCAAGTGATAATAAAACTCTTGTCATATCGCATCGATATTGAAGGTTCTCTGAAATATGCAGTATCCAAAGTATTAACGCGGTTTTGACCAGTTAGCGGCGTACCGGTGGCACTATACATCCGCATGTGAATACCAGTGCCAAAGTCGTCGCTTGGTCCTTGCCATACAACAACAAATGTCCCATCGCGTGCCATAGCCACAGCAGTTAAATCAATTGGAGCTGGATACATATCTGAGTCTACTAGATATGTTCCAGTATATGTTGGAACTATAAATGCTGTGCCAACTGCTGCATTGCCAGCAGTAAAGATCTGGGCCATAATGGTCACATTATCTTGAGTTGCTGATGCGTAAGTATGCCGTGACCACGCAATAACAAATCTACCATCGACTGTATCCGAGATGCTTGGATAACGATCGTCGTGCGTAATCGGAGTCGAGAGCGATGGTGACGGTGACAACAATGAAGGCGATAGCAATGAAGGAGATATCGACGCTGCTGACGGTGATAACAATGAAGGAGATACAGATGCCGCTGATGGCGATAATAACGACGGTGACAGTAATGAAGGCGATAGCAATGAAGGAGATATCGACACTGCTGACGGTGACAACAATGAAGGAGACAACAATGAAGGAGATACAGACGCTGCTGACGGTGACAATAACGACGGTGATATTGACGCTGCTGATGGCGACAATAACGACGGCGATGCCGATAACCACGAGGACACAGAAGGCGATGGCGATGGCGATGGGCTAATAGATGGCGATGGTGGTGGTGGTAAAGGCGTCGGAGATGGAGGCGGAGGCGGTGGCGACGGCACAAGCTTACAGTCTTCTACAAACTCACCAAAATATGTCAGTCTCCTCGGACAAACCGGGACAGCACTGAACCACATTTGTGTTACAACACTACCAGTAGCATTTATACCTTTAATAAGCCATAGACGCTGTGTTCCTTTTGGATGTCCATCAACTTCATATGATCCTGATGGCGCAAAACTACCGAAATAAACACCGTCACAGCTAGAGCAGCAAAGATCTCTGCAATATAATTCAGTAGCAACAACATCTGTAGAATCGGACAGCCACTCAAGAGTGTAAGGAACATCTGCTCTCACAAATGGCGTAGTATATCCTTGCGCACGCAAATATTGATAACCAGATATTGGTAGTTCTACAGTTAGTTTCTCAATATAAGTCGGTACAAACTGATCAACATCACCAAACATCACGTCTTGCGTGAGATATTCACCGAGATCAATTGTTGTGCCTGGCGACCCCAAAACTAAACCACCACTCCAAATAGTACTATTCTGAGGTATATTAAAACCTGAGTACTCTAATTGATGTACATGCCAAGTAGCATATTGTGTTGTGAATATTGTATGGTCTATATCTATGTCAATTGGCTGAGAAGCCCATTGGTTAGTTTCAAGATTTGTAACTGTACATGGATATGACGTATTTGCGTCATCTGAAAAAGCTATATAATGCGAGATATTTGGCCAGCGACAAATACGAAGCAATGCTAAAATTGAGTTTAATGTCGGTTCATCATAAGCAACTGATATATTGTCTTGGTTCTCGCTTTGTAAACGTCTGCTGATTCTACTTGTAACGCCCTTCTTATCTGTCGTCAGAAGGCTAGCAACTGTAACATTGCCCCACATATTGACAAATGGTGTACCAGGTAATAGGCTTGCGTTCACAAACCCGGTAACCATATATCTATTATTAAATGCTATTGTATATGTCATGCTCCGCCCTATAACGCAGTTTCACTCGTATCCATGCCTGGCATGGGCAATCCAGCACCAGCTACCGAAACACCAGTTGCGCCGATTGGCTTATTAAACCGTATCGGCAATATTTCGCTTGCTGCGATTCTAGATTGTATCAATCTAAAAACACATGAATTATTGTAACATCCTGGAGTAAATGGGTGAACTGGCACAATCACATCGTTGTTAATAAACACAAGACTATCACGGCTAGCTACAGTAGTCGCATATGTCGTCTCAGTAAGTTCGTTAGTCGACAAATTCCTCAAAAAAACTAAATAATCATTTGTTGGGAATATGTTCTTGTACGCAGCTACGTCTTTAACAGTCATTACCGCAGCAGGATTTATAAGATCGCGTTGAATTTTAAAATCAGAGATGTTATATTCTGCCGTTACAGTGTTATCGACTAACTTTTTACTTTGTAGATACGCTAATAATTGATCCGTGTCTTGACTATCGACTTTACCGTCACCATTAACATCGACGTAAGGTTGATTTGTAGCTCTGTTCTTTGGTAGTGTACCACTACCATAGCGACTGATGTAATTGACTATTGCATTATAGTCATTTATATCAACTATACCATCACCCATCACATCAAAACGATCACCTGGGTTTTGCCATCTTGAAGCACCCAGTATAATATTACTAAGGCTAAAGCTACTTGCTAACGACGTAACCTGAATCACCTCGATATAGGTCGTTAATCCGATTTTAGTAGAGGGTGGCGGTATTGTCATTATTCTCTATGATATTGTCAGGATAAATGTTTTGCTAGTCCGAGTCGTACCATCCGGCAAAACCGCAGTGATTTTGTACTGGTAGGTCCCTTTTAAAAATTGCGTCGAATCAACCATATAACGAAACACATACGGATTAGAGCGATACGATCCTTGTCGCAGGCCAAGGGTGAGTGGATACTCTTCTACCAATATCTCATTATTTTCAGTCGAGATTGTAATAGTGCCAGTTAATTGCGGTAAAATTGGAGCAACTAAATTAAAATCATAATCATATAACGGCAGTGGCATAATACCAATTTCCAACGGTCTGAGCTCTGGTTGTTGGAATTTTTGGTCGAGTGGCTCAAAACCAAGTCTAATTGCGGTAAGGCCGTCTTGAACATCCCAATCGTCAGAATAAACCCAAAACCTATTACAAGACTGTATTATGAGACCGCTTAGTAGCGGATCATCAAGATCAGGATATTGGACGCAACCAGCAGTATCAACTGTACATGATGGTGCAAATTCTTCCATTGCACATGGATTTGTTGGCATGTAATACCAAACGTCATAATAAACATCTGGGACAGCTGCGTCTGCTGGTATTTCTAATAATAGCCTGTATTCGCCCGGAACGATTACACCTTCTTCTCCCTCGGTCCCACATAACCCGCATGGAGTGTTTGTTCTAATATATTCAACCGGAGAAGGATAATTTGGATCGCACGGATCAACTACTACAAACGTAGCGATCAGATTTGATGGGATTATTTGCGTTTTATAAATCTCTACTTTCCGTATCGCATACGGTGCGGTGGGTACTCCACCACGTAGAAATCTCGTATCAAGCTGGACTGTATTGCCACGTCTAGCGGAAATTCGTTGATATGTAGCCATACATTACCTCATTTCAATATCTTTGCTAGGGTAGAGACCCCAATAGATTATCAGCTGGGTAGATTGGGCATCGATCCTGATGCCTTTCGATTGCGTTCTTCTGCTGTTCTTTCTAGTTTCTTAGACCACCAAGCACGCTCTTCGCCAGTCATAGAATTCTGCTCAAAGAGCGTCAGCTCTCCTGTTCCGCCTATTCCACACCGTAGCATGAATTGCTGCTCCATCAGCATATTCCATTCTTTTTCACATTGCTCGTGGGACTTGAGGGCGAAAAAAGGATTCGGTGATCGGCAGCATAGCACGATGCGTTTCACCGCAATTCGCACATTGCATTTCAATCATCGTTTCGATGCCTGGAGTATGATCGGTAAGCCATTCTCTGATTACCGCAATATCAGTAGAATGCATCTTGCTAACTATGCTTTTAATCTTGAACCTGTCAACACTGCCCATAATGTCGACAATAACAGTTTCGATATTTTGTGTTACGACATCGTCTAGCACAACTTCATCATGGCTACGGTCGATCGATGATATTCTATCTCTAGGCTTTATTCTGGCTCTAGATGTTCCACCCATTACATTCTGCGCTTTCTTTGTTCGTTGGATCTGGCTTGCGTCACGAACACGCAGAAATCTGATTGATGCCGTTATCTCTCTGCTTGTAGTCTTAGAAAGATATGGTAGTTTGATCTTAAAAGGCTCAGATCCCAATGATTCGTCTGCCCACATTATGGTGCTGACAAGTTCATTCAAATCGACAGAATGTGTTGCAGTTTGCTGGCATTGTTGATTCGGGCACGTCGTAGCAAATTCGTATTCATTACCATGCGTAATGCCGCGCAGGTAATACAAAAGATATATCTGATCGCCGACAAGCATATCCTGAATATCAAACCCATCCGGAAATCGGCAACATTCCTTTAACATATAATCAATAGATTGCCCAGTCTGTGCTAATCTAGAAGTAGCTAAGATTTTATCGATCTTAGCCGACCAAGCTCTTACGGACACTACACCAGAGCTCCATCCATAATATAATCCTTTACTCGGTAAGGTGGTTTCCTCCCATGGGATAAGTTGTTCTGGTGTGGCTCTCGAAATAATGTCGACAATATCGATATCTGACGTAGCACCACTAACCAATCTAGCAATTTCTGGTATTGGTGCTTCGACAGAAGGCTTTGCTATTTGCTGCTGTACTGTGGCAGCTTTTGTATTCAAATCTACCGCTTCTTCTGTGCAATCGTCAAGCATAAATTCCTCCAATCTAATAACCTTGTAATTGTCTGCGTCTATCTACTTTAGATAATTAAGTTCTAGAACTAATCGCATTACTAGGCGACTCATCTAATGCCGCCCAATCGTATGAAATAGTAATTTCAACAACTTTTATATCGGTATTAGTGTATGTTAAATCACCTTCTTTAATTATGCTTGGCCAACTCCCATGTAGTGTCCAGGTAGATCGTATGACCCAGTCGAGAGTATATGTAGATATCTTGGAGTCTTTTTTATAATCTGACGGATTAGCTAGACCAGTAGTGCTAGACCAGACTTTTTCACGCCAGCTATTCAAAACCGTTGACACCTTTAATTGCTGTGCATCAGAATCGCCAGCAATAACAGTATCATAGAATGTAATCTTTATATCTTCCCAAGTCACCATGCCAGCATATTTATAAACAAGTGATGAGCCGTCTACTGTATCTTTTGTTATAGTAAAGGTGGGAAGAGTAGCATCTTTTGCTAGTATTCTTTTGACACGATTTGGCTCTTCTTCAAACAGGCTATCGATATCCCATGTATAATTATAAACAGGTTTAACACTTGTTGCGCGAGAAGCATCATCACGACCAAGAGTGTCAACAATAAAACCTGGAATTTGACTATCTCCTATTGATTGGCGCTAAGATTCTCTTCCCTAGCTTTATCCATCTCTAAAGTAAAAGTAATTTCGTCAATCTTTGAAGAAGCGTAATCTAGCTCATCAGGAGTAACTTTAGACGGCCAACATCCGTACATCGTATATCTATAGGTTGATTTGCCAGCAGCGTCCAATAATTCGAGTGTACAATCTTGCTTAGTAAGATTAATTCTTGCTCTTTCAATATCTAATACCTTAGTTGACCACCATTTATATATTTCGAAAGCAGCATCAGTGCTTCCAACCGTATGATAAAAGCTTACATCAATCGGCAACCATTTTTGTTTACCTGGAAACCAGATAACATCTTGTATGTGGTGCAGTTGAGCCCTATCAATTTCAACTTTCGGCCTACCAGACTTATGTGCATATATTAATATTGCTTTTAATGGATCGAGAGTCGCAAACTTCCAACGATGCTGCCGTGCCAATTCAATATCGGCCGCTGGTCTGCCTGACATAAATACATTACCAATATTGAAGCCTGGAATTTGAATATCTCCAAATAAAATCGGCCCCACCACATTTTAGATTTGATGTGGCGGGGCCGGGTATTTCTGTCGTCGAAGAACCAATTACTAATTCTTCATAGCGCGGTCATATCGCAACGTCGCTTCAATTGTTACGATATCGGTCGCTGTGTAATCCAAATCACCCCAGTTGACTTCCTTGGGCCATGCATTACACATTGTCCAAGTCTCCGTGGTATTACCAGCAGCACCAATCATCTCCAACGTAGCCTGCTTCTTGTAATTAACCGGAGCAGCTACTGTAGCTGTAGCCAGGTCGCAGACCGTATTCAACCATACATAGATGGTATCTGATACGTCCGGATCTTGCTCGACATCATACCACTTCATGCTCACTGGTTCCCAGGTTTGCTTGCCAGCAAAATAGGCTACTTCCTGGTCGTGATGCATTTCTGGCTCTGCGAACTTGAAATTCGGCCGTGATGCCGATTGCAAGACTAACAAAGCTGCAGAGCTGATATCTCCGAGGGTTCGAAAAACCCATCGATGTTTTCTACGAGTCTCCAAATTGGAGGCTGGTCCGCTACCTGTGCCGCAAATATTAAATCCTGGCATTGTCGATCTCCTTGAGGCAGGGCAATCAGCTCAGTTGCCTATAACTTATGTTTGCTGTGTAGTATTATTCCGATTTCAAGAAGGTGCCATGCTGTTTAAAACTATCGTCACCAACCAGGTCATCAACTTCCTTGTCTATATCCATCCCTTTAGATCTAACAAAGCTAAAGACCTCCTCTGGTCGATATCCAAATGCCATACCACGTAACAAATCACTAGTCTTTTGATTTGTGGTTTTTTGGATCTCATCGATCACATCTTTATCCTCGCGTCGCGCCACATAGAATACACCTTTCCCATATCGCCGAATTATAAACCTATTATTACCACGTACGGCACCCAAATAAGGCTCATCGATCAAACAAACTAGTCTCTCTTTATCAAATAATTGCTTTAGAGCGTCCTCATCTGATATATTGGCTGGATTATTTGATCTGTGTGTCTTCAAGACTCGATAATTATCTATATAGAACTTGAATAGCTTATGTGCGACCGACTTAGCCACTCCAAATTTATCAAGTAATATTTTTAGGTTGCGTAGCGATCTGACATTGTATAAGGTAGTATCTTTTACGTCATGTCTACCATATGACGTGCCAGTACCTAACAATTTATTGAATGTCTGCTGGCTTACTCCCAAATCTCTCGCAGCGTCGGAAAGATGGTATAGCGGTACGTCTGGATTTTTCTGGTGCTGCTCCCAACTACCAGCAGATTTTCGCAATAATTCTACAGCCTTACGGCGTAGTTTCTTATCTTCGTTGAGCAATGATAGTTTCATGATATAAAGAGGGCCAGCTTTCGCTGGCCCTCTTATTCATTCTCTGCATTGACTTATCGCCCACTCATCATGTTGTTGCTACGACACCACCAGCAGCCAAGATTTCCTCTGAACTAAAGGAAGCAGACGACTGCATGACCACCAAATTCAACACGATGAATTCAATTGTGCGCGTCGGTTTAATGAACACCGACACCCACAATTGGTTAAGATCTCGTCTCGCCGGTGTGTTGTTTGACTCATCGCAGACTACGTTGTAGGCATCGAGCCCACGACGTGCTTGGACATTCGCCAAGAATGGATTAACCAACGTCCTGACTTGTGCCCACGTAGTCGCATCATTTGGTTCGAAAACAAACGATCTGAGCGTTTGAATGAGATTCTTCTTCAAGTAGATCAATAGCATCCGCACATTGACCCTATCTAGTGCAGTGGTTGATCGTTGCAATGTTCGCTGACCAAAGACCACGATGCCATCCTTCGGGAACGACACCAATGGATTGACAGCATTCCCGCTCCCATACAACAGATCGCGTTCGCCTTGGCTTGGATTATACTCAACATCTAGCGCTGTAGTCAAGACTCCGCGATTTATACCAGCAGGAGCATACCACTGCTCAGCCACATTGGATGTTCGAGCAAAAACACCAGCGACCTGACCAGATGGCGGAACCCAAATATACTGCTTGCTGAATTGGTCGTAAATCTTTGTCCAGCTCCAGTACAATGCACCATAGCTGCTATTAATCGCAGCCGAAAGGTCTGATAATAGCATCCCGTTGTGCCAATCAACAACTTGCTGCGGTCGCAGACCAAACGGCGGATCAACAATAAACAAAGTATCGCCACGGCTTTCGCAGAGTTGCAGTCCTTGCCCAATTACGGCACCGGACGTCATCCCTGGTACAACCAAAAGGTTGATGTCGTATGTTTCGGAGTTCTGCACACCATACATTCCGCTTGAATCTTGTGCATTGCCGATAATAGCCGCATCCAATTCACTGGAATATGCCGGATCAATTGGGATACCGTTGGCACCACCAATAAACACTTGCTTCGACAATTGTGCTGGCTGTCGCACTTCATATGTGCTTGGATCAAGCTCATCATTGTTAAGGAACGATGGCCGCTCTTCCCAATTGATGAACTCATCGCCATCAACTCCACCATAAGCAGAGCCAGGATTCAAAACGTTGCCAATATAACGGTCATCAGTTTTATCGAAACTGAGATTTTGAACATTTTCGGCAGTAGCGCCATCTGGATCAGTTAGAGTCAGCTGGTAACGCGCAGCCGCATTTCCTGCAATCTGGGTCTGCAGCGAGAGCGTCAGAGTGTAATCGTCCAACCATGTTCCAGCACTCGATGCAACAAACCATCCAACGATATTAGCGAAGTATGATGTGTCGAGTGCACAATCTGGGCCACTCGGATCTAGTTCACAAGACAATGGAACAGACGGCGTGATTTCACCAGTATCAGGCAACGATACGCGGCTGTCGGAAAATCCACGATATGCTTTCGTGTACGGAGAGAGTACACCAATTTCCTCGGCAAACATCAACGTCTTGAGGTTAGAGTAGCTAGCCTTCAAATAGAGCTGATCGAGCCTATGTCCATCAGAAGTCACAACGACAATATGCGAGATATTGCCAGGGGCTGTGATGGCGAACGACGTGAAGTATGTCTCACTGGCATAAGTACCATTGCCGTTGATCGTTGCCGCTATTGTCGTAGCTGACAAATTCGTCCCAACAGGAATGGTGAAAGTGATACTGATAGTATCGCTTCTATCTGCTGGGATTATATCGATCGCAACGCGGTTGCTCTGGCTGTTGATGAAAAATGGCTCAGCATCAGAACCATACAAATAGCTGCGTGGAATATCGTAGGCGTATTGCTGCATCCCGACTTCAGAAGCAAAAGCACACGATCCCATAAGCTGAATTCGATCGCCAGCGACTTTTGTCCGCAGTTCTGGATATTCAACACCAGCAACTGTGTCAGCAACAGCGACATAATCTTCAGTTGCAACTAATAGGTTGATTGCGGCAACCAGACTGTCGGCTGAAGTGTAGGAAGTAACCGGCATAATATAGGTGCCACCAACACCCTCAACCTCAACTTCCAACTCTCTATTATACGGCTTCGCTGTAAAGGAGAATAAGTCGTTAGTGTCAAGGCGGCCGTCAGTAACAAGAATATTGCATTCAAGACCATCACCAATTATAATGTTAGTGCTGGTGCTCGTAACTCCTGTTATTTTCTCGTCCAAAATACCGCTAACCATCAATGCATTATCTCTGCTGCGGAACAGCTGAAACGTTGCACCCTTTATCATATATCCATCATCGGAAGCACCGGTGATGAACAGTGAAAAGGTGTCATCAGTACAACCGGTATAGCTATCGCTAAGATCAGTTTCGCCAGTGAACTGTAGTGTCGCGCTGGTTGGGCCATCAGTAACCGACACACTAACATCCGTGAACGTTATATTCTCAACAGCGGCATTATGGAAGACAACCGGCGCTGTTGCGGATATGGCTCGCATAAGCAGCTTGCCATAGTCGATACCAGTAAATACTGGAATCCGACCCCAGCCATTGACTCGTGACCCAGAGGTATCAATGCAAACGTCACTCAACTCTGTAGCTTGTCCGTCTTGGCATTCAATACCAACCCGAATGACGTATGCTTGATTACTTTCTTCCAAATAGGAAAGCACTGCATACATCAAATAGCTCTCAACAAACGGCTCACCGAATGTATCGATCGCCTGTTGTGCACCACTCACAAAAATTGGAGTGTTCAAGGGACCTTTTTTAGCAGTCCCAACAAACGCCGCACGGAGCGGTCCAGTTTGACCAGTAACTGCGCTAAGGTCTATTTCCCTAGGGTAAACACCAGGGCTCAAATATGTGGGCATTGTTAATCTCCGTTGTCGAGAAACCAAACTATGATAAATTTGCCGACAACCACGAGCGACACGGCAAATTGTAATGGCTCTCTGTCAGTTAGCTAATAATCGCTCTATTATATATTCGCTTGATATATAGTAGCACACAGAGCATAATTAATATGGGTTATTAGTTAGCGATAGCGGTCTTTTCACTATCGTGCAGAATTCTTATCATCCGCTTCGAAGTCAAATTAGAAATTTGCGAGTCATTCAAGAAACTCTTTGGCAGTCGAACTGTTTGACCTCGTCTTAGATAGATTGTCTGCTCGTGCAGGAAAAAATCGCCTCCGGGCGGTCTTACAGAAATTGGTATCATCTGCGTACTGCAGTTATAAATCTGTACTACAAAATTGGTTTCTTTTGTATGTTGTTTCATAAATTCTCCATTATATCCCAATACAATCTACCACAGTAGTATCTACGTTTTAAATATTAGACTTGAAATATTCTAAATATCCCAACCGCCTACATCCGGTTTGCAGAATAGCCTAGTTGTATTACCTCGTCCAACTGACAACAACTCATTCGTAGCAGATTCCTTAATTACACTAGCATGCCCAAGAATAGTAGGAACTATGAGTTCTGGTAATGGCAGCCAAGCTTCGGCAGTCATTGAGAATTCATATCGTATCTTGGCTTTTTGATCGAAACCGACCTCCTTCTCACTAGCATCAGCAGACCCTTCAAATCTAAGTTGCACACTACCTCGTAAATGTTGATCACACATTATAAATTCGGCCAGCGGATTAAACCGTGGTAAAATCTGTTCTAATGCATGATCAGCTTCGCCCTTATATGATGCCCATACTGTTAGTGTATACTTAACTAAAAAAGGCACTGGCCGTCTTATTAAAGCAACTCGATCCATACGACTACTAGTATATCTGCGAGCCATAGCTAACACAGGCGTACTAAACTTCTGTGGGTTAAATTCATGGCTAATACGGCTAATAGAAGCAACAGGAAACTTTACACGTCCTTCTTTTAATTGGTCACGCCAGATCAAAATACTCTTATCACCACCAGCTATTTTAACCCTCATAAACCTATAGGAATCTTTAGTAGGAATTCTGATACCAGACCAATATGTTTTCATTGCTTCATCGAGAGCATGAAAACCCGGCATTAAAAACTCTTGAATGAATTCTGGCTGGCTGCCGAGTGTCTCGCCATAGATACTAGAACGGCCGCCCTGAACGTCGCTGCTCTGTGCTACGCCTACTGGGTATAGCTCGATATGCGGATTATGTTCTGGGCCAGGGACAGGATTAGATGTTCTCTCTCGCTCTAAAACATGCGGTGTAAATTCGTGGAGGGCCATTCTGTGCTATCCTATTTCAAAAGTGCTACTAGATTGCCAGGAACGGCACCGCCAGGACAGACACCAGTGGTAGCACCAATACGATCCATCAAATCTTTGAACTCTTCTACTATTGTCGCTTTCTCCAATTTATCAACCCAGTCCTCAATTTTTAACGATATTAGAGATCCATTTGGCGTTTGCTCTATTGATATGGTTACATTCTTTTCATCAGATAACCTTGCTAACTCTTTGCGTATATTACTACGGAATGAGCTACTAATTTTTCCAGACTTACTTTCTAAATCCAATCCGATCTGTCCAACCAGCTCTCTTATACTCGAAAATTCTTTCATTTGGTCTTATCTAACTGAAATTCTCATCCATCGACCTCATCAGTATATTCGTCAATCGTCTCCACAGCATCTTGGGCTGGCCGCAAATTAACATCGCCAACTATGAGTGTAGTGGTGCATTTCAAGTATAACCAGACATATCTAAAATTACCAACTTCAGATGCATTATCAATCATGAAGTACTTTGGCTTTTGTTGCGATTGAGAATCGAACGGTAGCTCTATGAGATCGCCGGGACGAAATAGCCGTTTTGGCTTAAGGCCGACAACCTGTTCAAGGGCAAATACAATCTCTTGTTTGTTTGGACAATCGACGCCCCATAGTGTCAATTCATATTCCATCGGGTTTGGTACGAAAAACCCTTTAAGATTGATTGGGGCCCAATATGTTGGGTTGACATCCTCGTCAAAGATTTTATCATGATCCATATTGTCCGTTCTAATATGAACTCGAACAAGAGCGCCATTGACCTGGATCATTTCCATGGCCGTTTTCTTAACTAGCGCTATATCTGGCGAATCTACGTCTTGTACTTGATATAACGGATTGCTCTGCTGAACATCGCTACGAAAGTCAGTTTGAGTACTTATTGCTTGCTCGTTTATACCGCTGAAGCTATAAATCATGTGCTAACTCACATCGATAAAGGAAAATCATCTGCCGGACTGTCTCGCGGGTCATTGCCATAATAGTACGGCCCAAATAATAATGATGGTGTAATCCCAAAAATCTCACCTTCTGGAACATAACGCTTCACCGGTGGTGGTAATTGTTCTTTGAAATTCTTAGCTGGGCACCAACCCTGATCTAATACAGCACAATCTGGTTGTGTTGGCGGTAGTTCATCTGAAGAACCTAAACTTCGAAGAATAGCATAATAGTCTGGCATTGGAGTGCACGGACAATCAGGATAATATGGTGGTAGCACAAACCATTTCTTAGTAGCACCATTCGACTGTCCGTTATTTATTTGCCATTCAATTGTAGATCCAGGGATGGCAGCTAATGCAACAGATAATTTTACATAGGTACTCTTACAATTTCGCAACCAAGAAAGGCTTGTAGTCGTAAAGGATGCTTCTGGCTCGCATCCGGGTATAGCGACACTATCAGGGCCGACCACTTCAAGTTTGTTTGCTATGTAAATGTGTCGCATGACCGTAAACCTGTTGTACCACTGTATATTTTAATATAACCATATTTCCAAATTAAGTGTCGCAAATTATCGTGCTAGAATTATTTGGAGGAATAAAATGGACAATAAAGGAACCGAAACCACTCTACGGAGGGTCTGGAAAGCAATTCGGAATACTTTCTTCAAAGAAGCTATGTTAAGAGTTCGCCTTAAATCACAGTTCGGCGACGATCTCAAGGATTGCCATCTGTCATTTGGCGAAAAGATAATCGAGTCAATAGACAGGCTGATTCGACCGGATATGTGGTGATACTAACTATGCTCGGCCTTGTTGACTAGATGTCTCAACATCCAAGTCACTAAATTATCGTTGTGGTGGTGACGCATAGCTTGTAGTTTCTTCTGAAAACCCGGCCGATCTGCATTCTTCTCCATCAGTTCTCGTAGAACCTCGTTCGATAATTGCGGGTTCTTCTTGTGCCATTCGCCTATCTTTTGTCTGATACGATCTGCTTGCTCGTCTTCGCTATCTAAACGCATCCATTGCTGATATAGATCATATAGTTCGTCGTGGTCTGCCTTATTTACTTTCGGCGACTCTTTCTTTGACTCTTCCTGCCTGGCCTTTAATCTGGCTTTCGATTTAGATCTAGCTCCCCTATCAGCCTGTGGTGTAGATGCTGATGCTAGCGTTTCTGATAGAATTAAATCAAAGTATCTCATGGTAGCATCCACCGTTACCATTATATTTCAACCAGAACGCATCTGCATCTCAAGCCTGTCAGCCATTTTATTAATTTTAGCAGTAAATCTGGGAAACCGGCCATAATCGGCATCGAATATCCCCAAAAATTCTCCAATAGTCGACGCTAAACCAAGCACTTTGAATTTTGTGGCGGCAAAATCAAATGCATCTTCTGGTCCGAATAATGTAATAAGTTGCTGTTTCAATTGTTTTGGGTTTGCTGTGTCGCGGTATGCCCATGTCACAGTGGCATTTGATAACCATCCAGTCCTCGGAAACTCATTATCATAAGTCTCCACGCCCAAAACAGTAAGATTAGGAAGATTATCTAGAAATGCCTCTAAATTTACACTGAGCCAATTCTTAGGCTTTATTGAGTTGATTTTAAATTGGCCAATTATATAGTCGACAACCGGCTCTTCGCCTTCGCCTATATGACCAGCAGATAACGAGCCACGCAAACCGTTATTTTGTATTAAATGGTCCGCCTTACTTTTAATTGCTTTTAGTCTAGCAATAGCCTCTCCTACTGATCCGGTAGTAAAGAAATCATCTATTTTCAAAATCTCAGCTAAATTCTTTTTGCCCGACCTGCTAATATCGCTTGGTATTTGTATTCTTACGCTGTCGTCATCCTCTATCGTGACCATTATGGTTTGAGATTCTCTCGTCAATGCATTTTGTCCGGCCTCTATGTAGACAATTGCGTCGTCAGTCGGATTCTCAGCTGGCTTCATGTTAGGCTTACGAAAGCCTAGATGTTCAAGAGCTATCAACAGCTGGTTAGCCAATGCATTCTTTAATTTGGTGACATCACCCAGTTCTGATGCCACAACACCTTCTGATAATAAATTAAGTCTCATAATTTAGGTTTAACTTGAAGGTTCTACTATATCAAAGAATTTCTTTATAGCACCAGATAGAGTTTTTGCGGACTGATAGCAACGGTGCGTATTACAATAGTAATAAATCTTGCCACGTATTATAGCTTTCTTAATAGCTGGCGATGGTTTACCATTAGAACCAAAGTGCCAAACAGCCTTAGCTTTCATAACCCTATCACGCTCGCCATCTGTAAGATTGACCTTGCTCTTTTCCAGAGTATCAAATTGCGGACCTGATTCACTTAAAATAGATAAGTGCATTCTGCACACCAAATTATTGTTTACTGGCCTTAAAGAACGCACTTACTCCACTGATCGCCGCTGAACTGATGAAGAAGATCAATAAAGTCAGAAACGTCTTCGACGTTATCTCCGGGTCAATATCAGTCCATATCATAGCTAGACCAAGCAACGC